CATGTTTACATGCGTGTTTGGGTATTTTTGAGATGAAACTTGACAGTTTCTGTGACTTTGCGTGAGCGGGTCGCTGGCATTGCGTGCGGAGTGTAGCAAAATTTTTGCAACTCACTTGCGAGCGAAAATAAAATTGCGACACTGCGTCAATGGGACGACGCGGCCCCGCTCCGACACCAACATCAATCATGACCCTTCGAGGATCGCGACTCGGGGCCCGTCGTGCCAAGACAGAAGTTGTGGGCACTGACGGCGCACCGCTGATGTTGCCGTGCATCACTGAGAACATCGAGAGCAAAAGAATCTTTGATCTCGTCGTGTCACAGATTACTAAGTTAGGCGTTATGAAAGAGCAAGACGGCATCAGCGTCAGCATGCTCGCGAATGAACTTGCTCTCGGGGAGCACGCCGCACACATGGCTGTAAAGTCAGGTGGCGATGTGATCGAGGGCAAAGGCGGGATACCGATGATGAATCCTTGGGCTCGTGCGCGTCGGGAGTCGCGCGACGCGGCATGGCGGATCATCACTCACTTCGGTTTGACTGCTTCGAGTCGTGTTGCACTTCAAGGTCAGAAAGCCAGCGGAGATAGCAAAGAAGACACGATCAAAAACCTGTTCAAGTTCGGATCCTAAGCGATACGACTTGCCCGGCTACGACGCAGTGGCGACAGCAGGCGACGGCGATCACTTCGTCCAGGCTAAAGCCGACGCGGCTTTCGCATTCTTTTCGCAAGCGTTGCAACACACTAAAGGCAAGTGGGCTGGTCAGCCATTCGAGTTGCAACCGTGGCAAAAGGCAATCGTCGGCAACTTGATCGGCTGGCAACGCGCCGACGGCACACGCCGCTATCGCTCGGCATACATCGAAGTGGCACGCAAACAGGGGAAAAGTCAACTCTGCGCAGGTTTGGCGCTGTGGTCGCTCCTTGCCAGCGGCGAGAACAGCCCTGAAGTTTATTGCTGTGCATCGAGTCGGGATCAAGCGGCGATAGTCGGCGACGCTTGTAAGGCGATGATCAGAGCGTGTCCTGCGTTGTCGAGCGTGCTCGAGATCTATCGCAACACGATCACATGCGCAAAGAACAACGGCAAGATCGAGATCTTGTCAGCCGATGCAGGAACAAAGCACGGCAAGAGTCCGTCGTGCATCATCTACGACGAGTTGCACACCGCTCCTAATCGGGATCTGTGGGATGCAATGCAGACTGGAGTTGGCGCACGACAAGAGCCGCTCTCGATTGCGATCACGACTGCGGGCCATGACAAGCATTCGCTGTGCTATCAGCAAAGAGAATTTGCGGAGAAGGTGCGCTCGGGCACTGTTGTGGATCGCTCGCACTTGCCAGTGCTGTTCGGCGCGGACAAAGATGCGGACTGGAAGTCGCCTGCGGTGTGGCGTGCGGCGAATCCGAATCTTGGCGTAAGCGTCGAAGAATCATTCTTGCAGAGCGAATGCGAGAAGGCGCAGGAGTTGCCCGGCCACGAGATCGCATTCCGACAGTTGTACTTGTGCCAATGGACAGAGACAAAGAAGCGATGGATTTCGCTCGAGTCGTGGGCCGCGTGCGCCGCGCCCGAGATTGACGAGCAATACTTTGCGGGCAAGGACATCATAATTGGATGCGACCTTTCCACCACAACTGACCTCACTTCCGTGGCCGTGATCACTGTCGACGAGGAAGAAAATGTAGCGTTTTTATCTTACGCATTCTGTCCTGAGAACGGCATCCGCAGACGAGCGCGGGTCGATCGAGTTCCCTACGACACTTGGGCATCGCAAGGATCATTGATCGCCACGCCGGGCGATGTCGTCGATTACGAATATGTGGCGCAGAAGATCCGTGACATCTCAAAGATTGCCCGCTCGGTGAAGGCAGTTGGCTACGACCCTTGGAATGCAACGCAGTTCGCAGTCGGGCTTGCGCAAGAAGGTCTACCGATGCTTGAAGTGCGTCAAGGTTTCCGCACAATGAGCGAGCCATGCAAAGCACTTGAAGCACTCGTCCTTGGCAAGAAGTTAAAGCACGCCGCGCATCCAGTCGCCGACTGGTGCATGGCCAACACGATGATCGACACCGATCCCGCAGGCAATATCAAACCATCGAAAAGCAGTTCGACGGAGCGCATCGATTGCATCGCCGCGCTCGTCACGGCGCTTGCGTGCATGGTGCACAAAGACGCAGACAACAAGACATCAATCTACGAAGAAGGAAACATGCAATGGGTCTAATCGATCTCATCACACGCGCTCTCGGCAAAGCACCGCCACGATCACTATTCGAGGACACAACGCCAATCGGGCAGCCGATTTCGGGCGGCATCCAGTCGTATGTGAGTTCGTGGGCTTGGACTGGCAAAACCATTTCGCCCGACAACGCAATGGAGTCGCCAACTGTCTACGCCTGCGTGCGATTGATCTCGCAGACTCTTGCTCGCATGCCGTGGCAAGTTCTGCGCAACAGCGCGGACGGCGCAAGCAATGATGTTACTAATCCCTTGTATTCCATACTGAACTACGAAGTAAACGAAGACATGAGTGCGTTTTGCTTCAGAGAGGCGCAGATTTCCGATTGCTTGCTGTACGGCAATTCGTTTGCTTTCATCAATCGCAATCCCGCAGGCACACCGATCGGACTTGAGCGACTGCGACCCGACCTCATGTACATGATGCGCGACGCTGCGAATCAACCCTATTACCAATACTGGACAGGCAAGGCAGACGAGAAGGCATCCGAGGAAATCAAGCAGCGCAAATTCAGACCGTACGACATATTGCATGTAGTCGGGCCAAGCGCAGACGGCTTGCTCGGAGAAGCGGCAATTCATCGCATGCGCGACCTGATCGGCATGGAGTTGGAGTTGCAGGAGTTCACATCTCGATTCTTTGCCAACAACTGTCGACCCGCTGGCGTGCTCTCGATGCCGGGCAGACTGAGCGCAGAAGGTGCGAACAGATTGCGCGAGGCATTTGCCCGCGTGCATTCGGGTGCGCAAGGCGCGGGCAAGGTTGCGATTCTTGAGGAAGGTCTCAAGTACGACGCGATCAGCACCAACGCCAAAGACAGCGACCTCGACAGCATGAAAAAGTTTTGTCGCCAACAGATCGCCGCCGCATTCAATGTCCCGAGCCACCGCGTCGGAGACAACGACGGCGTGAGTTACTCGTCAGCCGAACAAGCCAATGCAGTCTTTGTGCAAAGCACACTCGCGGGTTGGGCGGCTCGACTTGAGCAGGAAGTCAATCGCAAGTTGATCAAGCGTGGCGACGATGTGACGACCCGCATCTCGTTCGATGATCTGTTGCGCGGCGACATGAGCACACGCTTCAGCGCGTATGCGGTCGCTGTCACCAACGGCATCTTGACCCCCAACGAAATCAGAGCGCGTGAAGGATTGCCAGCCGTCGAAGGCGGCGAGTCGATCCGCTTGCCTCTGAACACAAGCACTCCGACTGCGGCTGCACCTGTTTCGCCGAATGTCCCCACTGAAACCGAAACACAGATTGAGCCGCCGCAGTCGGATGTTGTGCCAGCGTCGGTCGACATTGACCCGACTGAGTTGAAGTCAACCGTCAATCCACTTGACCGTGCAGTTGACTTATTCTTTCCCTCCGCTCTTGCGGCAATGACACGATGCTGTGAGGCAGAAGCAAAATACAGACGAGGTTGTCGCAGCGCGGCAAAGTTGCAAGCCTGGATACCAGATGTCTCACGCATAGCGTCAGAGATTGCACCGATCATGCGGGGTCTGCTTGTTCTGCAAGGTCACAGCGACCGCGCAAGCGACGGAATATCCATTGCAAATGCATTCGCAGAATCGATCAAGACTGAGGCACGCAATGCAGACTGGCACAACACAGGACACACCGATACGGCGGTGGCACTCGCCACTCGCCTGATTCAAGAACTCATTCAAACCAACAAGGAGCAACTATGAGCAACATCGAAACACGCAAGGCTGGCGCAGTAAAAGTAACCAAGCGAGAAGGCGAACTCGTCCCGGGCGAGCCGCTGGTGCTCGCAGGCGTTGCGGCGAATTGGAACCGCTACGACATGGGAACCACATACGAGCGTCTCGAGCCGACTTGCTTTGACGAGTCGATCGCAGCCGACGGCGAGAAGATTGTGCTGCTGTGGAACCACGACACCGCCAAGCCGATGGGTCGAGTCAGCGCAGGCAATCTAGATGTGTTTGCTGATGCGGACGGCCTCGGATTCGAGTGCTCGCTTCCCGAGACGGATACGAGTGAAGAAGCGCATGCCTTGGTCAGTTCTGGCATTGTGACGCAATGCTCGTTTGGGTTTATCTCGCTTTCCGAAAAGTACGAACCGCCTGCCAAAGGCGAGACCAAGGGGACGAGAGTGATTCAAAAGGCTCGCCTTTTGGAAATCTCCGTCGTCACCTTTCCCGCAAACGAAGAAGGCACATATGTCGAAGCCCGAGCCGAGCAACCAAAAGCCAAGAAGCGAAAGATCTATCTGCCTCCACAATTTTGATCT